TAGGTGATCTCTTGAATTTATATCTTCATCCCTCAATTGCAGTCTCAATCCCACCCTTGAAAACAACAACTACCGCGCCATCCTCTTTGACCACGATGTGATCAAGCAGCCCGCCCCATAGCTCCTCATCGAATGCAACCTGCTCCCCGTTGATACCACATACCACTTGAATCATGCCCTCTAGGATATTTCTCTTACTCTCCCTCTCGGCAATTTGCTTGTCTAGCTTCTCCAAAGCTCCCTGCTTTTCCAGATAGAGAGCGCGAATCTCATTCTCCTGTTTCAGATACGTCGTCTGATCCTGTGCCACGCGTGCATTCTCGCGAATCAGTTTTTCAAGCCGTTCTGTCAAAAGAGTGAGTTCTTGCTCTACTCTACCGTGTTCCTCGACAAGCTCCCCTGTTTGGCAAACGCTATCAATCAGAGCGCGAAGTTCTGCAATCACGTTCTCTTTGACTTCCATCAAGGAGTTCAGTGCTTTCACGAAAATCTGTTTGATTTCCTCCTCCGTCAAGTGCCTCGTACTGCACGGCTTGCCCTTGTGGGCATATTTCTTGTTGCAGCGGTAGATCACCCTGCGGTACTTGTCCGTGGAGTGCCATACCTTCGCACCGTAGTAACCGCCGCAGCAGCCGCATTTGATTTTGTTCGCGAAGATACTCACACCACTGTGCTTGCCGTTCTGCTCTCTGCGTTTTATCTCCAATTGCACAAAGTCGAATAAGTCTGGCGGGATAATCGCCTCGTGGTGCTCTTCCACATAGTACTGTGGAATCTCGCCCGTGTTCTTCCGTCGCGTCTTATCGAGGAAGTCTGCCGTATACTCTTTCTGGATCAGCGCATCACCGCGATACTTCTCATTCGTGAGGATGGAGCGCACCGTGGAAATGTACCACTTGTCCTTTCCCGACGGGGATTTGATGCAACGCGTCTCCAGTTCCTTAGTGATGGCATAGAAGGATCGCCCGCCAAGGAAGAGTTTGTAGATGAGCCTTACGATTTTCGCCTGTTCTTCGTTGATTTCGAAGTCCTTGTCATAGCCGAGAAAGGCACTGTAGCCCACACTGGTTTTGCCCTCGGCGAACTGCTTCCGCTTGCCCCATGTGGTGTTCTCCGAGATGCTGCGGCTTTCCTCCTGAGCTAGGCTGGACATAATCGTTATAAGGAGTTCTCCGCGCGTGTCGAACGTCCAAATGTTCTCTTTCTCAAAATAGATCTCTACACCGTTTTCCTTGAGTTTGCGGACGTTCTGCAGAGAATCCACAGTGTTTCTCGCAAAGCGGCTGACCGACTTTGTAATGATGAGGTCGATCTTGCCGGCAAGGGCATCCTCGATCATCTGGTTGAACCCGTCACGCTTCTTTGTGTTGGTTCCACTGATCCCTTCATCCGAATACATGCCGACGAAATCCCAGTCTGCACGGCTTTCGATGTAGTTCTTGTAATGAGCCATCTGCATTTCATAACTGGAAGCCTGTTCTTCATGATCGGTCGAAACTCTGGCATACCCTGCCGTCCTGCGCCGTCTTGGTTCTGCCGTAACTTCCGACCGAAACACTCTGGGAGTTGCAGGAATCATCCGCACTGTCTTTGCCATCGGTACGCGCCTCCTTCTTTGAGTTGAAATATGACTTCATCATCGGATATGACAATCCGCTTTACGTTCTGTACGATCTTGCCCTCGTAGCAGTCGCCGAACAAGGATTCTGTTGCTTCCTTGAGTTCGGATTCGGGCAGCCGCTTCAGTCGGCATTTCGTACGCGGCTGACTGCAAGACCACACCTTAGTTCCCTTCGTCCAAGTGTCACGCTCACATTTACTGCCGCAGGAAGCACAGTAGACTTTGTTGGTGAAGGGATTGCTGCCGCGCTGCCCGGTGTAGATTCGGGCAGTCTTTTTTATGCGACCATTCGTAAGGTGAAATTCCACACAGTCATTGTGAATGACGATCTTAGAGACTTTGCGTCTGAGTTCTGCTGCATCGAAATCATCCTTCTCCATGACGGTTCTAACCGCAGCCACAAGCTCCTCTTCCTTGATCGGACGGCTGTCACAAGCAGTGCTGCCCTTCCGCTCTCTCGTGTTGCAGCCCCACCGTCTGTACTTCCCTGCGGTTCTTCTGCTGAAGCCGCCGCCGCAGCATCCGCATTTCACCATTCCGGAGAATGGCATCAGCACAGGATTCCGATTCACAGCCCGTTCGGCCCTCAGTTTTCGTATCTCCTGCGCCTTGTCGAAGTCATCTCTGCTTATGAGCGGCTCGAACACGCCATCCACCAGATACATTGGCAGCTCACCTTTATTCCGTTTGCGGATATGTCCCTCGCTGATGTAGTTCTTCTGCAATGCCATCGTACCCGTGTAGGAGATGTTGGAGAGAATATCCTTTACTGTGGTCTGCTCGATTGGTCTCCCCTGCCGCCCCGTGATTCCGCACCCCGCGAGTGTCTTGGCGATGGCGTATGCGGATTCTCCAGCAAGGTATCTGCGGTAAATTTCCTTTACGATCCCGCCCTCTGCTTGGATAATGCGGAACACCTCTCCGTCCCATGTGTAGCCATATGGTGCTTTATGCCCGTTCGGAATCCCCTCGGCGAATCGTCGCCGCACACCCCATCGGATGTTGTCGCCAATGCTTCTGCTCTCTTCTTGAGCAAAGGATGCGAGCAGCGTCAAGAGGAGTTCTCCGTCCTCGGACATGGAATCAATGTTCTCCCTCTCGAAGCGGACGACGATCCCCTTCTCTTTCAGCTGTCGAACGGTATGAAGGCAATCCACGGTGTCACGGGCAAAACGGCTGATACTTTTGACAAGCACCAGATCAATCTTCCCGGCGTTGCAGTCGGCGATCAGCCGCTTGAACTCCGTCCGATGCGTGGTACTTGTGCCTGTGATACCTTCATCTGCGTACACGCCTGCGTATTCCCATGCAGGATTCTTCTGGATGAGATTGCTGTAGTAACTGACCTGCGCTGCAAGGGAGTGGTGAAGCGTATCCACAGAGACGCGGGCGTATGCCGCAACACGCAGCTTTTTCTGCAATATAGGGCTTGGTTGGACTCTTCGTATCTTCATGGTGCTCCCTCCTTTCCACTCCCATGTTCCCGTACTATCCGCACAATAGCAAGTCAATATCTGAAAATAGAACGCCTATGACGGGATGATATTTCTCGCGCATTTTTGCCTCGAAAGCCGTATATTCGTCCTCTGACAAAAGCCCGCTCTGCAGCATTTTCCATGAAGCACGCATCACCATCTGATACGTCATTTCCCGAAGTCCTTCTTCCTTGCTCATCTCAACATCTCCCTTCATGGAACAGCGGACAAAAATGGCTCTTGTGGTCACCTTTGCAGGCATAAAAATAACCCGACGATAAGCCGCCGGGCGTTGAGGTTAAAGCATTTATTTATCTCTGAGACTGTGCATCATGTCCTGCAGTTTCTGCGGAACGGGAAGCCCCATCCGTGCTGCGTTCTCTATGATCGAGATTCCTTCATTCGAGATGTAGAAGAAGATTACGGCGGAACGCAAAACACAGCCGCTGCCGATGATGTGGGTATCGAGGACATTCGCCACACCGACAAGGGTGAAGATGCAGACTTTCTTGCAAATTCCCTTGAAGCCGATTGCGCTGGACAGTTTCTTTTCCACAATCGCACTTAGAACACCTGTGACGTAATCCGTCGCGACGAATGCGACAAGCGCATAGAGCAGATCGTCGAAGCTGCCAAGGAACTCCCCAATCACAATGCCAATGCCCGCTGCATAGAGGCGTATTGTCAAAATCTGATCCATCATCAAAGACCTCCTGCCTTTTTCCATTTATTGAGATTGCTCATCCTGCGCAGACGGTAGTTGTAGCATCCGCGCATCAGTTCCGTAAACTGACCGTCTTTCCATAAATATAAGGGCGAGCCTGTGCTGACAAGATATTTCCCCTGTCCCAGAGGGCAGAGACTTGTACGGGCAGTCGGATTCGTTTCCAGTTCCATAAGCAGCTCGTCCTTTGCACTGTAAATCTTTGAGATATATTTTTTCCCGGAGATAAGATAGTCAAGATTTGCGGGAAAGCGCATATACATTCCGTCATGGATTGGATAGCGGATGCTGTAATCCGGTGCGCTCCATCTGCTTTCCGAAGTATGGGATTCCCCAGTAACAGAGTCTCTTGACGTTGTTTTGGTTTTCTCCATCCAAGGTTCAAGATTGCTGCCATCGAAGAACACATATCTGTCTGTGCTGCTCGAACTACCGTCTCCCCCATGCTCTGATATGGAGTGCCATATCATCACTTTGAAGTTCCCTTCTTTATCCACCCGCCCGCCTTCTGTTTGACAGCTATAGAGGTCAGTAGGACCGGATACGGCGGGAGCACCAAACATCTGCACAAGATCGTATGCGGCGATGATCTCGCCGTTGCATCTAACAGCGAGGATACTGTCACGCTGATCTGCCCCGATGAGCGGGAACACGAGGACATTCACAGCTTCGAGGGTATAGAGATTCCCTTGCTCATCCATTTCGGCATCGAGCATTCCATAGCCTGAGACATACGCGAAGTGGCGACTGCTGTTGACCATCCATATATCCTCTTTAGAAAAGCCGAGCGGATGAATTTTTCCTTTTGCGTAGTACGAATGGAGCATCTGGTTTTTTTGATCCTTCCACTTTATCTGGAGGAGCGGTATGCCGGAAAGGGCATTCGTCGGAACGTAGCTGCCGCCCCCCTCGGATTCGTGTCCGTAAACGCAGCGACCGTCCGTCCAGATCCATTCACCCTCACGAACCGTTCGATTCCCAATGCAGGTGAGCCATGCGCCATCGGCAAGCACCTTATTTCCGCTCACAGCTTTCACTATCGCTCTGTGCATCGTCTCACGCTCCCACGATAACGGCGGTACCGCCCCTTGAAATCTGTACCCACACAAGACTTCCGTCACTGGTGTTGCAGTCCACTGCCACACGGAAGGGATACGACCGCTCGCCGATATGGACGCGACCATTCTGAATCCTTCCGCGCTGTGCGCGAGATTCCTGAGATTGTCCATTTTGCAGTCCTGCTCGGATTGCTGCCGCAAGCCCCATAACGCCGTTCATCCGTACCACCTCACCATCTTGATCGTCTGCCGCAAAAGACGCGGCGTGAGTTCCACCGTGTTCGACTGCAAGAAATACTCATGTCCCTCGAAGCGGATGCGCTCGGTGAAATCGACGATGTGGTCAATGTCGGGAACACCGTTTTGAATCCGTGCGCGAATCTCCACCGTGATTGTCTCCTGCGTCTTGCGATTGAGCCATTCGATCTCGCTCGTCAGCATCCGTAAATAGTCCGCGCCCACAACAGGAAACTCCGTGTCGATGAGGGAAGAATACGGTAATGAATTCTCGCTCGCGTAACTCGCGCCAAGGCTCAGATTCGACTGCTCGACGGTGAACTGGCTCGCCTTGCCGCCGGGCTTGCCCTGCGACAAACTGCTCCCCTCCAATACGCCGTCCACATAGACGGTGGTCGCATACCACCCATAGCCGAGCGGCGCGTGGTAGGTGATGCGCTCCGTCCCCTTCTCGTTGCTCCAATCTTCCCAGTCATATTCCGTGTGCTTCTTCCCATCATTGACGGGTTCTGTTGTACGCTCCCACTCCTTGAAGAGGTAAACGTCGCGACCTGTGGAGGCGTATGCGTAATCCGTGCGGCTGGTCGAGCCGTCCACATTATGCGTGCGCTTCTCCGCGAGGTATTCCCCATCGTATGTGTAGGTGCTGTATCCATTTTCGTTCGTCTCGCGCACGAGAAAACCGTTGGAGTAAGTGCGGCTGATCTCTTTGAACGAAATCGTTCCCGTGAAGGGAACAGGCACGGTGTCCTCCTCGTTGTGCGCTCCACTTTCATGATTGTTGTTCGCACTGTGCCAGATGGAGCGCACGAGTTTCCGCTCAATCGTCGGCTGCGCGTGCGGCCAGTCCGTGATGTCAATGACAGATTCCTCCATACCGCGCTGAATGATATGGAGCGTATCTCCCCGAATGAACACGTTGATCTGTCGCTGCGGGAGTTTCGCCGTCCACCCGAAAAGTGCCGCGATGAAATCATGGTACGTCATACCGCTGCCCTCGAAGTTCTGCGACGGCGTAAAATCATCGGTCAGACGATGTAATTTCAAACCAAGTGCCGCCGCAATCTCGGCCACATACCGTGATACCTTTGCCCGCTCGACGTAGATATGGATGGGCGTGTAAAGGAGCGTGTCCTTACTGTACGTTCCCTTGACGGACTGCACAATGCCCCGCTGACTCGTTTCCTCGACGAGAAAACGGAAGGCATAATCCATCACCCGCCCCTCTACACTCGCACCGACAGACAGCGGTTGAACGGTTTCAAGTTGGATGGTGTCGGAGAGACTGAGTTCCCCAAGCATTACGGAAAACGAGCGAATCCCCCGCTCCCGGAATTCTGCGTAGGTAAGCGTATGCGGGATCTCAATCCTCGTGTCTGCCAATATATGCAGAGACTTGATAAGCTGACGTGCTGTATCTGTTCCAACGGAGCAGAATTGTCCGATACGCCGCAACGTATCTGTATTTGCCGATTCCGTCCGTCCAATCCGTCGGAGCAGCTTTCCTCTGATTGAGACTTTCACGCCTGTTTGGAGCAGCCGCCGTGTGTCGGCGTGAACCACGCAGGATGCATGAAGTTCCCGCCTTAGATCACACGTCAGTTTTACCGGTTCTCGAATCATCGGGATAAACGTGATGTAAACGGCAGGATGGAGATGGATGCGTCCAAAAGGAAACCACGAGATGAGAACACCGGGCTTCAGCTTGATACTCATGTCCCCGCTCTCCATCCAAACTGTCGCTCTGCAAGCTCTGCAATTCTCAAAGGCGTGTCGTATGCTCCCATAACGTACCCCGCCGTATCTTGCCCTATGATATGTCTGCCGTGTTCTGTAATGACATCTCCACTCTTTTCAATCGCTGTCAGAGCGCACAGCCCCTCTGCTGTCCGATAGGCGGGCTTTGCAAAGGGCGCAATACTGACCACACGGGAGTTCCCTCCGTACTGCGTGATAAGGGACGCGACATCGACCGACTGCAGAAGCTCCTGCCCTGCCGCCGTCGCTTCATAGCTGCCATCGCCGCAGTCGGTCATGTTTGTTTGTGTTGCCGCAACCTGCAGCAAAGCGATCTGCTCGCGGGGATCAATCGGGGCATCCGATAGGATGAGATTCGAGATAAGGGCGCGGTTGTTGTCGCTGAATATCTTGATGGTACGAGAATCATACAAGAGGTTTATATCCCTCTTATTGCAAAATTCATGATCGTTGACGACGACGTGCAGGATGCCATTGTTCTCATTCCCCCGCTTGATGTGAAGCCATACGGTACTCATTGCATACATGGGAATGATCTCAGCGATGTCGGACTGGTAAAAAAGCGAGTTGGTTCCTGCGAGTCCGGAAATGGTCAAACTGCGATAACCTCTCAGATAGATTCCGTTCTGATAGCCGATACCAAGTGAAAAATCGACATCATCGCGTCCTGTTACCCCTTGGATATACAAATCGAATTTCGCGTAAAACTCGGTGGGTGACTCGGAAAGAGAAATTCCCTTTTTATCATTCGGCTGCCAAAAAGATACACCCGTCTTGCTGTACTGCTCACCCGTCACCGTTGTACCGCCGCTGGTCGAAAGCAACTCCGCATAGCCCGGATTGATGTACTTGAACGACATGACACACCTCCTAGTCCGAAACAAGCAGCCCTTCTGCTTGAAGATCGACACTCACATCGCTTTGCGGCTGCTCATCGGAAGAACTCGTTGCTTTCACCCAGAAGATGACATTCACAGTGCCGACACCGGAAAGTGCAATCTCATCCTTCCAATCTGCTGCTGTCAAAACGGTATCAGTCGTATAATTGTGATCCATCGCCACCTTCCACTTGTCCGCATGATCGCCGACGAACTTTACCGTAAGTGTTCCATCGATGTGGAAGCCGCTCTCGCAGCGCACGGCACATTTGACGGCTTTCTGCTCACCCTTGCCCGCATCGAGCAGGACGGAGATCGGTGCAAGTTCCGTGCCGGAGCTGACCTCCGTCCCGTCCTTGCTGCCCTCGGTTGGATTGTTCATATAGATATGCAGCAGTTCTGCCATTGTCATACCCTCCAAAATTCAAGTGAAATCTTATAGACCTTCGGGAAATGAGCCACGTACTCATAGGATTTCACCACAACACGCATGGAGGGCAGGATATTCCCGCCCTCGTCGGTCACGGATACCATTGTGCGGCTGTCCCAATAGCCCTTGATCTTTTCCCAGTCGGCGGCAGTGATTGTGACTGTACAGGAAATACGGTCGCCCTCCGTGATGTGTCCGAAGTCCTGCACGACCGCGCCGCCGACAATCTCCAAGAGCTGCTGACGATCATCGGGTATAGTCTGCCAGTTCTCGACACTCAGCGTCCTGACCTCACCAATGTGAATATGAATTGGAATCACCTCCAAGGGCGTTTTCTACGGCAGGACGAATACGGTCGGCAACGTGGTCGGCAAGCATCCGCATTCCCTCGTTATCCTCCGTAACAGCATTCTCGATATTCACCTGTATGTGAATCTGCCGATTGTCCGTCATGGATGGCGATGTCTGAGTATCAGCCCGTGAGGGAGGGGCATTCTGTCCCCCACTTGAAACAATATGCGCCTGTTGCCCCAATCCTGTCATCATTTCCGAGTATGAGAACTCCTGCCCGTTGACACGGATGTGGGAACTGTCCTCACGCTTCTCGGGAGCGAAATTCGGCAGGAGATTCTCCATCGCCCATTTACGCCCGGACTGGAATTGTTGGAGAAGCTCCGGTGTCAGCCCCAGATCCTCTGCGGTCAGCTTGTTCTTTTTCCGAAGATACTCCATCAACCCGACTTGCCCGGATTTCTTGAACACCTGCAGTTCCTCCTTCTGGGAGCGGAGGACTTCCAGAGCGGCATTGCGTTTGGCATCGAGTTTCTGCTTCTCAGCCCAGCGCGTCGCTTCGACCTCGTCCAGTCCCTTCTGTACCCACGCATCTTTTTCCCGTTCAATCTCAGCAAGACGATTCTCAAGCTCGGTTTTCCAGATGGAGTCAATATTGGATGCAACGTCACGCTCCCATTGCTCCATCACTCGCGCCTTGCTCTCACTGAGCCACGCCTGCGTCTGCACCTCATCCAATCCTTTCTGACGGAAGGCATCCGCTTCGCGGGCAATGGAATCCAGCTTGTTTTGCAAATCGGTCTTGTAGAGCGCATTCGCCTTGTCCACAACGTCCCGCTGAAAGTCGGCATAGATTTTCGCTTCCTTTGCCATGCGGTATTCGTCGATGAGATGCGGATCGGCGCCCTTCTGAAAGGAATCGAAGGCCTCACGATCCAGAGTGTGTAGACTGTTCTCGATGTCCGTATGCGTCAGTGTATATAAGCTGTCCGTCAGCTGTTCCGTCGCCTTTGCGGATTCACTGACCGTTTTTGCGGCATCCTTTTCTGCCGCCGCACGGATTTGTGCCGCTTTTGCATTCTGCTCCTGCGCCTTGGCATTCTTCTCCGTTTCGGCACGCGCTTTCTCCTCTGCCGCCGCTTTCTCTTTGGCAATCTTCTGCTGTTCTTGGTACTGCTTGTACTCATCGCCATAGAGTGCGTCGAGGACGGTACCGCCGAGGAATGGAACAGCAATCAACGGAGATGCCACGGGATGATTCTTCACGAGCCATGAATTTGCTTCTGCGTGTTCACTCACCTTATGAATCTGCTCGCCGACAAAGCCCGCAAGCTCTGCGACGGTCTTTAATGCCTCTCCCCATCCAAGGACGGCATCCTTGATCTTGTCCTTGTTGTCCCGAATCGTTTCAACCAGAGATTCAAACCCATCATTGATCTCGGGCATGAGTTCCTCGGCGACAGGAAGGAGCGCCGCACCAAGGGCAAGTTTCAGCTGCCCCGCTTCCATCTCCATCGCACGCCATTTGAGGTACGTCTCGTGTGCCTGCTCCGGGTCGAGTAAACCCGTGGTCTTGACCCGTGAGGAAATTGTCATGAGATCGTCATACTGTTCGAGAATCGGGATGAGAGCCGCCCCACGCGCTCCGAGGACTTCTGCGGTATACGCCTCCTCCATCCCCGCTTCGCTTGCGGTCTTGTATCCCTTAGCAAGCTGTGCCAACTGCTCGTTGAGCGGCAGGAGATTTCCCTGTTGGTCTTTGAGAGCGATCCCGAAACGAGAGAGGGCGCGGACGGTATCGTTGCCGGAATTGCCCGCAGCGGATACCTGCTTATCAAGACGAGCGATGAGAGGGATAATGCCCTTGATGTCCGTATCCGCAAGCTGAAACATACGCCCCAGTTCAGCGGCTTCCCCCGCCGAGACATGGAGACGCTGCGTCAGCTTATAGACGTTCTCGCCCGCATGCATCGCGTCCTTGGTGACATTGAACAGTCCCGCACCCGTCGCCGCGACAGCCATAACTGCGGCCATCTTTGTGGAGAGGACATTGAACCCGCTCGTTAGATTCTTGACACCCGCCTGTGCCGCCGTCATTCCAGATGCAATGCGCCCGCCGAGTGTGCCGGAGAGAACGGCACTTTCCTTGAGGCGGTTATTCAGCTTTCGCACCTCGGCTTCGGTCTGCGCGACAGTTCTCTGCTGACGCAGGAGATTGCTCTCGGCACGCCGGTAGGATGCGCTGTCCACACCGTCATTCTTTTTCGCGGATTGAAGGACAGCCACAAGAATCTGCTCCTTTTGCCGCTGAATGTCCAGTTCTCGGTTGATCGCCTGATAGCGTACCTTGATCTTGTCGAGTTCCGTCCCCACGCCGTCGAGTTTTGCGAGGTCGGCATCCATCTTCAGATGAATATTGTTCGCCTTGCTGTTGAGTCGCGCAATGGAATCCGAGACGGTTTTGCCTGCCGTGTCAAAGTCCAGCTGCAGCTGTGCGATGTTGAGACCGATATCGAGATAGAGTTCATCAATCTTTTGTCCGCGCTTTGCCACTCCATCCCCTCCCTACATCACATCGTCAATAAAGCGTTCACATTGCTGCTGTTCGCACAGTGCCGTTACCACAAGCTGATCGAGCAGGAACGTAATCTCATGTGAATCAATCTCGTGCATCGTCCACCCGTAGGCGGACTGCAGCCGCTCGTAGTAACGCAGTAGATTCTGATACGGAGAAAGAACTACGCCTCTTTCTCCGTATCCTCGTTTGGGAGGTTCACCAGTTTGGAGAAGGTGAGTGCCTGAATCCATCGAAAGAGTGCGCGTGTGAGCGGAACGATGTCCGCCACATCGACATTTTCGTCGATTACTTCCTTCGTCACTTCCTCACATCCGAAGCCGAGAACAATCAGACGGACGTGCGCATCCAAAAAGGCCTCAAGATTCATGTCCTGTTTGTCGGCATCAAAAAAGGCAAGGAATTCGCGCCAGACCTTCATCTTCGGAGGGTTCGGCGTGATCTCCCTGCCCGCAATATGCAGTTTCGGCGTTTCCATAGCTTCCTCCCTCAGACCTGCTCGTACCACTTCGAGCCTGTCTCTGCGGCAAAGCCCGCCGCCTCCTCGTCTGCCTTGGCGTAGGACAGCCCGTCCGAGAGACGGTAGATCGCCTTTGCCGTGAGCGTCGGCGTGTCGAACTGAATGCTCTCCTGCTTCGAGTTGCCGCTCTCGGAGGGTTCCGTGAATTGGACTTTGTAGAATTTGGTGTATCTCTTCTTGCCGTTTCGCTTGTCTGACTGAAAGAGGACGGCGAAGTATGGCGCGACATCGTCCTTGCCCGCCTTCATCACTCCATTCTCGATGGGGTGTCCCAAAAGATAGGCTGTGTATTCCAGAGGAAGCGCGGCAGTATCGAAGGTGAGGTCGTAGGATGCGGTATTCGATGCCGTATCCACGGACTGACCGTCGGCAAAAAGCTCCGCCTGATTCGTCTGTGGCTTGATGTCCACCTTACGGAGCAGCTTTCCGAGCGGAATTGGTGCCTCGTAGGTCGCTGCCCCTCCTGCCACATCGGTGAGCATCTTCGCGATATGTAACTTCTGGATGTTGATGAACTGCCCGCTTGTCAGATTCGCGGCAGGCTTTCCTGTTGGTGTTGGACTTGGCATTTTATTCTCCCTCCACTGCTGTTCTGTAATCTGTGATTTCCACGAAAATATCTTTCTCTGTCAGTTCCTGCGTCTGTGCACGCACAAAGCCGAGCGGCAAAAGTACGTTCTGCACGGCCCGATGAATCTCCCGAAAGCGTCCATCCTTCGTCAGAATGTGGATACGCACTGTCACACGCCGCTCCAACTCCATACCATCTGCCGAGAGCGCAGGAACGTCGGAAATGACGGAGTAAACGAGAATCGGATACGTCCCTGCATTGGGACTGCGCCCGTGATAGATGCCCTTTCGCCCATGCGCGAGAAGCTGAATCAGTTCCCTCGAATGAGAAAGTGCTTGATACACCATCCGTGCCGTACTCATTTCCCTCTCCTCCGAATGGCAGACCTTACGGCATCGACGATGGCAGAGCGAATACCGTCCTTCTTGGCATCAAGTGCGGGATAGAGAAACGGCTTGTTGATGCGCGGGCTGAACTCGACAAGCACACCGTAGGGAACGCCATCCTGCGATTCTGCATCCGCCGCAATCCTCCAAACAGAGCCGTCCTTCCGGCGCAGACGTTTGTGGATGGAATCCCGCAGCGCACCTTTGACCACGCGCTTATCTGTTCCCGTATAGACTGGACAGCGGTTCTTTGCCTCCGCGACCACATCGTCTGCGCCGTGCGCGAGTGCTGCCTTTGCTGCAGTCGTCGCCTCCGCGCCGCGGTCGGGCAATATCTTCTCGGCCGAGACGAAAACCCCGG